GCAACGGTCGTCACGTCGGTCGATTCGTTCAGTGACGTGGTGGCAAGCGCCATGTCGTTCTGCACGTTGAAGACCACGGACGAACCAGCCATTGACTGATTGGTGGGCTTGATGTCGGCGATCTGGTCGTAATACAACTCAGGTCGAAGGGCGAAGTAGGCGAGCATGTCGTACGCCGTCTGGACGTAATCGACAGTTCCCGTGGTGGTGTAGGCCATGTTCTAGGGGCCTCCTAGCCCCGTCTTAAATCGGTTCGGGCCAGACTCCTTTGAAGCCTGGTTGGCCAATTATCTGAGAGACAATCCCCAATACTTCTTCCTTGGAACCGGCGTTACGCATGGCATCTGCCGCGTCGATATCGCCACTGGACGTAGGAGTTGACCCACCACTTGCACTAAGAATCTGCCTCTGACCAGAGATATCGTCGGCTGTTACACCGTCGGTCGCTGGAACTCCAATGCCGAATTTCTCGGCGTGGGCCAGGATTGCTGCTGAATCCAAGGGTCCGTCGTAGTTCTCAAAGACAACATCTCGTGCGGGGTGATCGGGAACTCCAGCCCTTTCAACTGCCTGTTGACGTTCCATCTGCTTGACCTGGGCTTCAAGGGCTTCGGCCTTGCGCTCGGCTGTTCGGCCTATACGCAGTCGCGCTTGGACATCGTTCGGGAGTTGTAGTTCTTCCGGGGTGAGGACTTCTTCTTCTACTGGCACTTTTTTCTCCTTGACTTTTCACACGTGGAGCCGCGTGGATTTCCGAAATGGACTCGTGCGGGATTGCTCGCGTTGAAGGATTCTGGGCACGGCCAGTCAACGGTCCTACTATCAACGGTCACCAGGTCTGCGATCTACGCGACACCGGCAATTGCTTCGTTGGTCGTAATTACAGCACGGTAATTCCACCGTGTCAAGTATCCCCGTGATAAAATTCTTTTGCTTGACCACATGCCCTAAATGACTAATGCCACCCCCGGGAGGAAGTGGCATTAGTCAAAGAAAACCCGCGAAAGGTTCAACTGTGACTATAGCAACACCTTGGCTCATCTCATGAGCATCCGAGTTATGTCCGCCGTTTTCGAGTGCGAGACAATGGACTGGCGACAAAAACTTGTGGCTCTTGCCCTAGCTGATCATTGTCACGACGACGGCTCCGAAGCCCGTCCTGGCATGGCCCGACTGATAAGGAAAACGTCCCTCTCGGAACGTACGATTCAGCGAACTTTAATGAGCCTCTTGCGCGACGGATATCTTGAGTTGCAGAAGAAATCAACCCCCGTATCTCCCCACGTTTACCGGTTCACGATGGGGGGTGTCCACCAGTCAGGGGGTGTCAGAGATGCTCTAGGGGGGTGTCCACCAGTCGCCAAGGGGGTGTCAGAGAGTCACCCTAACCATCAAGAACCATTATTGAAACACGGCGATTCTTCAATTCCGATGCCCGAGGGATTCAAGGACGTGTTCAAACATGGAGCGTGACCAAAGCATCGTCGTAGAGGCGCGAAGGATTCTCAGGGTTCTGCGTCGCTGTGCCTACTGCAATAGAACCGGAGGAATGACCCTTGATCCAGACGGCGCCGTGTGGCACATGGACCACGTAATTCCTCTCTATCTCAACGGAACCGACACCCTGGACAACATCACCAAGGCGTGTAAGGCGTGCAACATCAGAAAAGGTATTCAACTCTGGGATACTCGGAAGGTAATAACGGCTGAGGCGTTTCTTGGAAGGCGAACTGCACCCTCAGTTATGGCTAGAAACGCTGAGAACAACCGCCGCCAGAGGGCAGTTAAACGCTCAAGCGACCTAGACCGCCGTGAAGCGTTGCGAGAGATGTACGCCGTTGGTCGTCAAGCGGAGCCGTACCCCACACCGGCAACGCCACTTTGATCTGACGCGAATCCACCACCACCAAGGCCAGGAGCGGCGCGAGTCTGAGCGGCCCGTTGAGTAGCGGCCAAGGCAGATGCATTTCCTTCCGCAGCTCCAAGAAGTTGTCCCTGAGTGACGACCCCAGGACCGTTCGCAGAGGTTCCGAGTTGAGCCTGTTCAAAGCCTGCGTTCGCCATTGCCGAGATCGAGTTCAGTCCATTACCTAGCGAGTTGTTGAAGAATCCTGCTGCTTGAGTGGTGGAGAGGTTGCTCTGTCCACCGTTGGAGAGGAAGGCTTGGAGTGCATACGCCTGGGATTGACCGATCTCTCCAAAGCCCGTGAGGTTTCCTTCGCCACCTACCTGAGCGGCGTTGAATTGTTGCTGGAGGGTGTTAGTAGTCGCCTCTGGGTTCAGATAATAACTGGCCAACTGGCCTGTTGAAAGTCCTTGGACGTAGCCGTAGTTCTGAAGTTCGGCCTGGACTTGGGGTAGCGCCGCTGCCGCGTTGACGTACTCAGTAGTTATGCGCGTAGACATCTCATCAGGAGAAACGTCATTAGCCCAGGCATTTCCGATGTCCGTTGCTGTCAGAGTCCCAGGCACTAATCCAGCCACCTGCGCGTACTGCTGGAGTTGCTGGACGTAGGCCATATACCCAGCGATTCCAGCCCCAGTTGAGGCGTCGGTGTTGGTGTAGCCGTTCGCGATGCGTTGGTTGTAGCCGGGAAGTAAGGCATCGAATCCTGGAGCGGTGTTGATCGTCGTCCCTATTTGGGTGGCGATATCACTTGCCGCCATTCCTTGCCCGGCCAAGGTTTGGATCTGCTGGTTAATCCAGCCAGAGAGCGAACCAAGCCCTACGGAAGTAGCCCAGGCGTCCACCGTTGACGTGGCAGATTGGGCGGTGGTGGCATAGGTCGTTCCTGCGGTACCTGGTTGCACCTGTGTCGTCCCATTCGACATGGTGTCGGTGACAGTGCCATCGGGAGATTGCGTGGTGGAGACGACCGTAGGAGCGGCATTGTTGGCAGCGTTCGTAGCAGCAGTCGCTATCTTGGTTTGGTTCGTGGAACTGCGCTCTGCGGCGGCGGCTTCGTTATCGGCTCTTTGCTGAGCGGCAGTAATACCGTTCTTGTTGAGGGCGTCCATCGTGCTAGTCATTACTTACCTCCGAAGCCCATCATGGAACTGAGACTAGAGGTCACGCTGTCCGCCATCTGAGCAGCGTTGTTGCTCTGGTCAAACTGTGGAGTCGTAGCAAGTTTCTGCTGAACCTGGTCCAGAGTCAAGGGTGATTTCACTCCCTGTGCGTTCGGGGTAGCGATCACCCAGTTCCATTGAGGGTCGGTGTAGTTGATCGAGGCCGGGTCAATGCCTGTCATCTGAGAGATAACTGAGGAATACGGGGCCGCGTACGCCTGAGGGGTGGTTCCTGCCGCGATGCTTGCCGCCATTCCTGGGTATAACTGGGAGGCTTGTTGCATCATTTGCTGGGTGAACTGAGCCTCGGCTCCAGAAATAAGGTTGGAAGATCCGAACGACGACCCCGAGCCGGTGTAGTTCTGCAAGGTTGACTCCACCTGTTGCATCAACTGCTGATTGGTTAAGAGACTTCCGGCAGGGTTAGTCGGGTTATACATCAAGTACTGCTGGGCGATGTTCTGGAAGGCTGAGTACAACTGAGACGAGATACCCGTCAATCCAGTCGGGGTAGCCGTAGAAGCCGAGGCTTGAGCTCCGTTGGCGATAGTGGTGAAGTCGCTCGTTCCTGGGGCCAAGGTGGAGAAATCTGTGGGAATCTTGCCGACATTCTGCCCCTGGATATTCTCTAGCGTGTCAACAATCGCCTGGTCGAGCCACTCCGCCGCCGTCCCTGAGGCCGTACCAAACGACCCGGAAGCGACGTAGTTGTTCTTCGCGTAGGTCAGGGCGATGGCGTCTAACTGCTGCTTTGAGAGACTGACCCCGATCTGGTTGGCGTCGGCTAAGACTTTTTCCTGAGCGTTCTGTAGGGCTTGTTGGGCTTGGGCTGGGTCGGTTCCTGGACTTCCGTTGGTTCCGTACGCTTCATCCCAGTATCTGCCGTTGGAGGTGGTGGTCTGCCACCAGGAGGTATTAGCCAACAGACTCTGAAACTCGTTCTGCTGGGTGGCATTCGAGGGGTCTAGGGACGTGGCCGCGTAGATCATCACCGCGTTTACTTCGGGAATCGACTTCCACCAGTTGGTCTGATACCCGTACTCAGTAGTGAGTTTTTGGTCGATCTGGGCTTTGTAGCCAGGGTCCACCACATAGTTCTTGATGGCGTTTTCCATCGTCCCAAGTTCGGGAGAGTTCGCCCACGGGGTGAGGTCATAGCCGTAGAAGTTCTTGACGTTGGCCCCAGCGATGGGTTGGGCTTGAGGCTGAGAGGGGATGGTGACGGCCCCAGGTTCGCCAGTCGTGTCGCTAGTTCCTGAGGCTACGGCATTGAACTTCGCGAGCCCCCCATATCCTGAGCCGCCCGACTTTCCGGTGTTCCAGGGAGAGTTGACGATCTGGGTGGCGATGTCGTCGGTGGAGGTTCCGGTCTTGAAGGCGTTCTCGATCTCGGGATAGTTCTTCAGTTCGGTGACGGTGAGCCCTATCCCCGTTTGTAGATTCCCTTCCTTGCCAGAGTTCTGCGCGGCAGGAGTTTGGATACCTAAAGGGTTACCTTTGTCGGTGTCGAAGTCCGTGAGGTCAGGACCGCCCTGTTCGTTCGCAAGCCAGTCGGTGAAGGCTTTGACCGTTGTGGCGTTGACTGGCGCTCCAATGCCTTTGAGAACTCCGTCGATGAACTGAGTGGCGGCGGCGGGGATCGTCATACCGCTCCCGCTGAGGCCAAAGTCGGAGAGGTTTCAGCCTCGCTCGCCACCGGACCAGTGAAGGTGTCGCTCGAGGATTGGTCGTACATATCAGGGGTTCCTGAGAGCATCTTATTTAAGACACTCCCCCAACTGGCGTCCTGGGCGGCGTAGTAACCAGTGGGGTCAGACTGCTTGGCTGCTAGGTCGGCTTCGGCCACAGCGTCAGGGGCCGTGACTTTGGTTGTCACAGTGTCGTTGTTGACTTGGTTCTGTACTGCGTCAATCTGTGAGTTTACTTCACTGGCTACCTGATCGCCAAAGTTCGACAGGTGTGTTCCCTCGGCTGTCCCAAAAGGTGATCCGCTCGCGATAGACGAAACCGCCTTAGACCACGAGCCTGACGAGTCGTAGGCGCTCTGGAGAATGGCAGAGAAGGCTCCGAGTTGAATGGACTCTGGCGCGCTTCCTGGGGTGGCGTATTTCTTGGCCGGGGCGTAGTCGGCCTGCGCGGACTTCCAGTCTGCCGCTGAGAGGGCGTAGAGGCCCCCGTAGGTCTTTTGAGTGTTGCTTCCGGCTGGGAGTGAGGGTGCGATCCCTCCAGGCTTCTGAGAGAGAACCTGGGTGTTCTTGAGGGCAGAGGGGTCTTGCACCCCCGTCACCTT